ATAACCATAATCAACTCCTTTAAATCTTTCCCACCAAGATGGTATATCAAAAGGTGTTACAACATGGTTTTCTGTTTCAAACTCTGCAAACGCTGCTCCTTCCGCAATATCCCAATTACCTTCAAGTAATTGTTTACGTTGAACAGCAGGTAAAGAAGAAAGCATTCTTTCATATTCACCATCTTCTGATAAGTAAGGATTATCTTGAAGTCTAGCAGGAATAAATTTCCTAGTTAAACCATCTTTACCTACAAAAGATTTGTTATACTCAAAAGCTTCTACATATCTTTTCTTTACCCAATGTGCGCCAATGCCTCCCGGATTTGCCGTACATCTTAAATAAGTCTGTAAGTCAGGATCTGTTGTTCTTAGTCGTGATGCTAAATAGTTCCAACCAAACTCTGTTGGTAAGTGTGTTATTTCGTCAAAGCCTATCCAACTATATGCTTGACCTTGATAACGATATACATCTGCATCTTTTTCTAAGAAGCCAAACTCTATCTTTGCTCCGCTTGGAAAGTTCCAGAGTTTTTCTACTTCTCTAAACTTTGCGCCCGGAAATGCTTTCGGATAAAGTTCTCTTGACTTATCAATTAATTCTCTTAATTCAGGCATTGACCTTCTAAGTATCAATGCTCTGTGTACAGGATTGTGACAAGAGCGCAATGGATCAATTAACATTGCAAAACTTTTACCACCTCCTGCAGCTCCACCATATAAAACATCTTTTTCTGGTGCAGCTAAAAAATCTGTTTGAGGTCCGTCATTAGGCATGAAAGCCACATACGAACCTGTACTATCTAAATGTTCTTGTATTGCATCAGGAAGAGTTTTACTTTCTTCTTCCGTTATAACATTAGAAGTTAGAACTTTTGTTTCTTTGTCAAGTTCTTTTTTAACTTTAGCTAACTTCCTTGTTAGCTTTTTAGCTTTTACTGCTTTTCTTTTTAACTTTCTTTCAGCTTGTAGTGCTGCTTTGTCTGCAGAAAGTTCTGAGTTTTTAGGTCTACCTGCTTTTAATCTAGGTGAACCATCCTTCTTAAGTATATAGTTCCCTTTAGAATCTGTCAAGTATTTTTTATTTTTTTCTACCATATACTTTGTCTACATGCTTTTTTAAGCCTGCTCTACTCATACTTTTACCAGTTTTATACTCTAACCAGTCTACACCGACACCTAAACTTATTTCTCCTGCGTAAACAGATTCTGATACTTCTTTTAAAAGATCTACTTCTTCGTGGTTTGGTTTTAAATAACCTGCTATGTTTTTATCTATTTCATAACCAAAAGGAATAGTAGATGTTTTTCTTTTAATATAACCGTCTGGTATTAAACTTAACTCCATTTACTAAACTTCTCCACAACTTTTGCCCATAATTCAGGTTTCTTTCTTTTTACTACGATAGCAGCTACTAGAACTGCAAAACCTACCATAATTATTATGTCCATATTACTCTTCTCCTCTTATCTCTGTGTATTCTGTTTTTACTGCTTCCATTGGTGCTTTATCAGGCATAAGAAATATACCTCCTGCTGCTTTATGAGTTACATCTAACTTATCTACTTTAGAAACTCCTACTCTATCAAGTAAAGTAGTGGCAGCAGCTAACTTATTATTAGCTTGTATTACTGGTCGGTCTGCTTCCATAATTTCTACAACCTTAAAAGCTGCTTTAGGCGCAGAGTTTGCTAAGATCTCTTGTGTTATTTCTAGTATCTCTGTTTTTAAAGCCTTTACTATTTGAGAATAGTGTCCAGTATAGCCTGCTAGATTTGCTGCTTTCTTAGAATCTCCTTGTGTATCTACTAAATGTTCTAGAAATGCTTGTTGCTTTTCAGTTAGGCTTCTAGTTTGTTTATTGTTTGTGCTTGGTAGTACTGACATTCTTTTAAAATCTCTATAGTGTTTGTGAAAGACATCATTAAAGTATATAGCCATATAGAAGTTTTGTCAACTTTATTTTCTATAGCCCTTGACAAACTTAAAAATTAACTATATAATAACTTATGTGCCGAGCAGGTCACATATGTAGTCTATGGAGTCTTTAATAGGCGCAGATATACCAGTTAGATCTGGTTAACTACTAAAACTTCTAAAAATGTATGATCAGTACATAGATATATAGTGGTATGGGTATGGTCTTCTGCCCACCCACTAAAAGGAATCTGCTCATCAGATACCACCTATCAGTAGCTCCCTTTTTTTATTGATAGCTTAATTAGCTGAAACAATAATTTTTTATATTACAGCCTTTGTAAACTACAACTCTTTACAGTTCTTAATTATTTCAATTAAAGATTTCTCAAATTACCATAATTCTACTATATTAGCTTTAGAATCTTTTTCATAGGCTTGGCAAGCATCAGAATCTTAAAGAAATCTTTAAAATACTTTGTAACTTCTAAATCTTCTAAAGCTGTAATAAAAAATTATCGCAAGCTTCTGGCTCATTACAGTACGAGGACATATTAGAAAACCTAACCGAGCTTTCTAAGTAAAGATTTGCTTGGGACAATAAGCTTGCTTTGTTTCAGCTTAGGTCTTCCACATTTTGTTAGTGTTAAATTAAACCTCCGCCTATTTTTTGATACAATGAAATCACTTAAAAAGCAGTTTTCATGTTTATTTACTTTAGAAGTTTGTGAAGTAAAAAGATTCATTTGACATGTGAAGCCTGTTTAAAATATCATTATCTGATGAGCATATGAATACTTCTGCGATTGTTTGGTTTTAAGCAAATAATCATAACAAACTTCTTGAACCTTACAATAACTACAGAATTAGTACTGTTTCGTTCTAAGAAACTGATAATTATAATTCCCTCAAGGTTAATTCCTTTGCGATTCCAGAACAAAACTAGAAAAAACATTTAAAGTTTTAAAGTTTTTCTAGTTAACGATAACATAGTATTGTAATATGCAAATGTTTCACATTTTAAAAAGCACAAAATGTAAAAAAATTGAGGTAAAGCTCTTCAATTTCAAGCATTTGCATATTAAAATCCTTGATGTTTTGTATTGTTCTTTTAAATCGCAAAGGAATATAACATGAGAGAAATTCTAATAACATTTTCTAACAACGAAACAGTAGTAATTCCTACTTATTCTATGGTTCAAGAAGTTATTAAGGCTTATTTGCTTAAAAACTTTTTAATCGCAGGATTCAGATGCTCATCAGCTTCTGATTTTAAACGGCTTCAATCTCAAATTGAAGAACTTCAACTAACCTATAAAGGTAAATAAACATGAAAACATTAAGTGATTTCATTGTAACAAAAAATGCAGACAAGTCTGCCGGATTTAACGCTAACAAAATGTCAGGAAGACCTTGCACTAGAAAGCAAGCATATTGTGTAGCAAATTTCACATTAGAAAGCTTTATTCAGAAGGTTTTCGAATCTGACCCTCGTGAAAATGAGTCAGAATCAATGAAAAAATCTTTCAATAATAGAATTAAAGCTAGAGTTTCTAAAGTTCTTTTAGATGATAAGAAATTTGATTCTGATGCTTGCCAAGCATATTTTGAGGATAATTCTAAAGCTCTTCCTAAAAGAATTATGGTTAAAGTAACTAAATCTTTTAAGGAACATAATCAAGAAAAGACTCCAGTTGATATGTTTTTAAAGGTTGTTGCAACTAAATTATAAGATTTAGTTACTAATTAAGCTCTCTTTTTAATTAAAGGGAGCTTTTTTTATGTTTAAATTAGAGCAGATTCATTTTAAGAATTTTCCAGGTCTCATATGTCTTCTTGTCGAAGTTTGCATTCACAAACATACAATTCATACCTGAAGAGAACTGGAAAATTCGGGTGGGCATTTATAACTGAGATAAACTCAGCTCTTTATATGACCATACCCATACCTAAATTTAATTATATGAGTTAATAACGCCTTGTAAAAACCGCCTGAGTACTGAACGAGTTGCTGTTAGTAACTTGTCTATTCCTTGTGTATAAGTATGTATAACTTGTGGATAACTTATTTTTCATTTAAAATTTACCCAGAATATTATTAAGTTTTAGAAGTTTTAGAAGTTTTCAAGCAACTACCACTGAATACCTCAACTCCAAACATATAACCTTTTTAATCTCCGTAGATTATACAGGTAATCCTTATATCGTGTCAAGTGTTTTGCGTAATTATTATTTTAATTAGTGTCTTCGGCTATTGTTATTCGTGCGTGGAACCTCTTGACAAAACCGACTTCGGTGGTAAACTGGTTGCACCCAGCCCTTGCTGGGCTTAAATAAAATTCTTACCTAAGGAGGTAAGCTTATGACCGAAGAAGAAGAGGATAAGAAAATTGCACTCGACTATGGTGAAAGCCATGAAGAGATAGGCGCAACAATGGACTTTGTAGTTTGGTTTCAAGACAAGCATCCAGAGAAACAATTCTGGACTGGGAAGGAACATCAATCGATACTTGACTTGTTCAGAGAACATATAGTATTATTATCGTTGTCTAAGAACAGAGCAGTATCAAGACAAGAGGCAGTTAAATTTATTATAGAGAGGTGATGTATGATGTTATTAACAGGTTATGATAGTAAGAAACAAATGAAAGAATGTATTGGACAACCTTTACAATACCAAGAAACTTCTATATTTGGTCCTGAGTATAAATCAAATGGTACATTTGTAGGTGCTAGAAGACCTCATCTTTTAGGTGGTGGTAGAGAGTTCTTTGCAAAGGTAACCATGAAAGATGATTTAATTTTAAAGGTAGAATAATTATGATTAAACAATTTCTAAGTTTCGAGATGGCTCAGAAACACTTAAGTTCTTTTAAAGTAAAGTGTAAGAACAGGAGTCTTGCTTATAAAGACAAAGTGTTTTTATTTGAGAATCGTTCTAAAT